GGTTGATTTTCTTACCAAGAAGCGCAGTGAGAACCAGGGACAGGTGAATCAATACTATATAGAAGGCAACCATGAGGCTATTATTAATAAGGAAGATTGGGACTTGGTTCAGCTTGAGGTAGAACGAAGAAATCAGTATAGGCAGGATAATCACATCAATTTTTACATTATCCAGTGCGAACAAAATCCATTCACATGCAAAGTATTCTGTAAGGAATGCGGAGGTCTATTTGGTCGAAAGAACTGGACAACCAGTAGAGGAAAGCGGCCTGTCTGGCAATGCAACAACCGATATAAGGTAAAAGGAATACAGGGGTGCACTAATCGCCATATTGATGAAGAAACCCTGCAGCAAGCCTTCCTGAGAGCAATAGAGATTCTTCATGAAAAAAAGGAACAGCTACTAGAAAAGTGGAATAGCTTGAATGAAGAGCAAAAATTAGAGAAGTACCATGCGGCTCAACTAAAGGGACTCCTTGATAGCGAGCAGGAAGTATTTGATGGAAGAAAGATGTGCCAGGTACTTGAGAAGATTATGCTTGGTGAAGACGGCAGCATTACCGTTAAGTTTTTAGAAGGAACAGAAGTAAATTTATAAGGCCATAGCTAAGAGAGGAAGTGCTCATGCTATGGCCTTTTTATTTTTTGAAATACGATTTATTATCTATTATGATTAGTGTAGCAATTGAATTAACCATAATATTTAAAAAAATTAACCTAAAGGGTTGAAAAATATTAGAAAATGGTTTATAATTATATTATAAGAGGTAAAATGGAGGAAAATAAAATGATTACAGAATATGGAAAATTTCTAAGAAAATTAAGAATAGACCAAGGCCAAATCCTCAAAACAATGGCAGAAAAGCTAGGTGTCAGCTCAGCCTTTTTATCAGCTGTGGAGAATGGTAAAAAGAAAATCCCAAAAACTTTCTGTTAATGCATGCAATGGGACCAAATATAGCAGGTGTAATTGGATC